CACCAAACAAAGCACAATGAAAAAGTTTTAGAATTCATTGATAGCTATAGCCAGCATGATAAACCTGTAATAGAGACAAGTAGGAAGATTCACAGCTACTTAAGTCACTTTGCTGGGAAGATAGCGTTACCTGCTATACTGATTGTCATTTTAACATCTGCTGGGTATCAGGTTTGGGAAAAAACAGCGGATAAAATAAAAGCAGAGAAAACAAGCGGTTAGTTAACTTCTCTCACTACTAATATAAAGCCCTTGTGGGGCAATCATCAAGGCAGGGCTAAGATGGCAGAACATAAATTAACATTCAAACAAGATAAATTCGTAAAAGCTTACTTACTTAATGGTGGTAACGCTACTCAAGCAGCTATAGAGGCTGGATACAGTAAAAAGACAGCTAATGAGCAAGGCGCACAGAACTTAGCAAAACTTAGTATCAAGTCTGCAATAGAAGAACACCAAAGAAAATCAAACGAAGAATACATTTGGACGAAAGCAGACAAGCTTAAAAAGCTAGAAAAGCTAATCGAAAGGTGCTCGTTAGATGATGAAGAAAAAGGCGCTTTAAATGCCGCTGCTGCAATATCCGCAATAAAAGAACATAATTTGATGCAAGGTGATAACGCACCTACGCAAATAGACAACAACCACGTAATAACAAAAGTTAATGATGCCGACTGGTAATATTGATTTAAGATTATTTCAGAGCCACGTTAAAAACAAATCCCCAGCGTTTGTACCACTATTTAAAAACAAATCACGTTACCAAATTCCTTGGGGTGGTGCTGGCTCAGGTAAATCTCACATAGTAGCTAGAAAGCTACTCTTTCGTATGCTTAATGAATCAGAAGTTAAGCACAACATACTAATCATTCGTAAAGTAGATAGGACTATTAAAAAGTCTGTATGGACTCTTGTAAAAAACATTATATCTATTTGGGGTTTAACCAAAGAGTTTCACTTCAACCAAACAGACAGGACCATGATATATAAGCATAACGGCGCACAGTTTATGTTCAGTGGTCTTGATGATGTTGAGAAGCTAAAAAGTATTGAGGGTGTTACTTCTATATGGGTAGAAGAAGCAACCGAGCTATTACAGGAAGATTTTGAACAATTAGATTTACGTTTACGTGGTGATTTTGGATGCTTAAAGCAGATCATACTTACCTTAAACCCTATCAGCGAACAGCACTGGATTAAAAGTATATTCTTTGATGATCCAATTGACGACGTATTCACATTAAAAACAACTTACCTGGATAACTCTTTTATAGATGATGATTATAAAATGGTTATGGAGAACAAGAAAAAGTCTAACCCCCGGTATTATAATATTTACGCTCTTGGCAACTGGGGAACCGCTGAAGGTTTGATATTCCAAAACATAGAGCATAGATTAATTAAGCATTCAGAAGTTAATGGTCTGATATGCTTGCAGGGCCTAGATTTTGGTTACACTAATGACCCAAGCGCATTTAATCAAACCTATATAGATTTAGATAATAAAATAATATATATCTATGATGGTTTTTACGCCAAAGGAATGAGCAACAACGCCATAGCTGCAAAACTAAAAGACATGAAAGTGCATAGGCATATGACCACGGCAGATAGTAGCGAGCCTAAATCAATAGACGCAATAAAAAGTAAAGGTGTTAGAATACAAGGAGCACAAAAGGGTAAGGACTCTATCAACTCAGGTATAGACTTTTTATTAGATTACGAGATTATATTGAACGCTCATTTAGTGGAATTTATGACCGAGTTCAATAATTATTCTTGGGCTATAGATAAGAAAACCAATAAAACAACAAATAAACCAGTTGATGATTTTAACCACTTTATTGATAGCCTAAGATACGCAACAGAAAAATATCACGCCAAAGGTAAACGCGGCAATTATAAGCTGTATTAGGTGTTATTTTAAATTAAATATGTTAATGCTATAATGATTAAAAATTAACAGGGCTTTTAACAATGAGCAACACAAGTATTTTAATGACGCCTGATAAGCGCTACGAAGAAGAACGCCAGAAAAGGGAAGAGGTTCGGGCATGTATTGGTGGTAAGGCTGATGTTATAGCGCTTGTTGACTGCTTGCCTAAACCACAATATCAAATATACAACCTTGGCGGATTACAAGGTCACGCATTAGAGCAAGCAAGAGCCTGTAACGAGGCTAATTCAGAACGAGCAAAAGCTTATTGGGCTAGAGGTAGATTCTTTAATGCTACCGCTCGAACGTTTGAAAGTCTTGGTGGCATGGTTTGGAGTAAAGAGCCTGAGCCAGACCTTGACCCAGCTATCGATTATTTAGAAGATGATGCCGACGGTTCAGGTACAGGGTTAAGGGAAGCTGCACAGGAAATAACTGACAACCTTATAGCTTATGCAAGATACGGTGTTTTAGTTGACATGCCATCAAACGAAAGCGGCTTAACTGTTGCTGAGATGCGAGAACCAGCAAACGCGCCTAAAATGATCAGTTATACTGCCGATCAGATAATTTATTCTAGACTAAAAAACAATAAGCTTGATGAGGTTCGGCTTTTAGAGGTTGTACAAGAGAAAAAGAACGAATTTGAATGGGAAGAAAAGCAACAGGTTAGACGCTTAGTTGTGGGTGATGATGGTGTTTACGTTAACGAGCTTTACGATGATAAAGACCAACTCATTAAATCAGTAACACCAACAGCAAACGGAAGTGCATTAGATTTTATACCGTTCCAGTTTTTCGGCTCTGATGCTAACACAGCGCAATATAGCAAAGTTACAATGTACGATATGGCTAACGCTAACCTAGGTCATTTTGTATTAGATTGTGACAACCGAGATAACCTGCACTATCACGGTCAAGGTATGACGAATATATATACCGAGATGGAGGGGGACGAATTAAGCGAAAACAACCCGAACGGGATTAGTGTAAAAGCCAGTGGTAGAAATGTGTTTAGGGCCACCGACAGAGTTGAGATATTACAAATCGATGCTACAGGGGCTATACCTGCTGAAATGCTACGCGACGAACAAAGACTCATTATGTTAGGTGCTCAGTTAGTAACTGAAACATCAGCCAATCAAACGCTAGGCGCTAAAGAGATAGAAACTAACGCAAATGTTAGTACCTTAAAAAGAATCGTTAGAAACACAACGGCAGGGCTAAAAACTTGCCTTGAATGGTGTAGTATGTTTTTAGGTAGCGAACAGGAATCATCTTATGTTATCAACACTGATTTTCTTACTGATACCATGACGCCTGAAATGATTGCTAAACATATCGAAATAGTTCAACTTGGTGTATTACCTAAAGCGACTCTATACGAGACAGCGCGCAATGTAGGCTTTACTACTTTGGAAGATGATGAGCTTAAAGAGCGAGCAGAGCAAGACAGCGCTGAGATGGTAGGCATGACAGAAGCTCAAGCGCAAGCGCAAATCAATAACGAGGCTGACTAGTGCAATCTGAGATATTAACGACCGTTTACAGTCAGCACACAATATACCTTCAAAGGCTAGGGGCTACGCAAGGTAATGCTATTATTCCTTATCTATCTAAAATAGAGGAAGGAATTCAGAAGGCATTTAATCGTTATAGAGATAGGCCAAAGACAGCAGCTAACCAAGCAGCAATACAGAAAGTTATTGACGAAATATCACGCGAGCAATTGCAGCTTTATATTGTTGAGTTAAAAAAGTCCAACCGTGAAGTAGGCATTGAAGAGGCTCAGCTTGCTAGTGCTACTATGCGAAACGTTATAGAAAATGATGATTTCGAAACTGTCATACCAACAGCGGCACAGGTTAACGCTGCCGCTATAGCAACACCTATTCATTTAGGTGGAAGCTCTTACACTACTTACAAAACAATGACCAAGAATTATTGGCAGAAGTGGGCTAATGAAATTGATTCAGCAGTACAGGCAGGTTTTGTATCTGGACAAACGGTTAACGAAATAGCTGATAATGTATTTAATCAAATGCGATTGCAAAAAAGCACCACTAGCAAAAACATACTTAACCGGGCGTTGCGTTCTGCGAAGCAAATTGCAATTACTGGAACTAATCATTATGCAAATACAGCGCGCATAGAATTTGTTAACCAGAATGATGATATGATTAAAGGCTACAGGCTTATAGCTGTTGTTGATTCACGCACTAGTAAGCAGTGCAGAAGTTTAGATCAAAGGTTTATAGCCAAAGATTCGCCAAAGCTTTCAGCATTCACGCCGCCGTTGCATATTAATTGCAGGACGGCATTAGTGTATGAAGTTGCAGACAAGTTTAAGCTTGACGACAAAGACACAAAGCGAGCTTCTAGCTTTGAGGTTGACGGCAAACGCGACCCTAAACAAGTTAGCAGTGAGGGTATATACTACGACCAAATGAAAAAATTAAATGCTAGAGACCAAGATGTTATACTTGGGCCAACATTGGGCAAGGCGTTCAGAAAGCTAGATGATCCGAAAGCTTTTGCTGATGCAACCATTGATAGTTTAGGTAATCCGCTCACCATTAAAGAGCTTAAAGCAAAGAATAACGAATTAGGCGCAATTCTGCGTAAACAAAACGGCAGTTAGAGACTGCCACAAC